ACCGTCTGGCCCACTCCTGATGGCTCCCAGACCTACACCTTTGTGTACTGGCGGCTGCGTCGGAACCAGAACGCCGGGGACGGCTCTGACACGATGGATGTGCCGTTCCGGTTTATACCTTGCGTAGCAGCAGGGCTGGCTTATTATTTGGCGCTCAAGCTGCCCAACGGCATGGAGCGTTTACAGGTATTGAAGGCACAATACGATGAAGCGTGGCAATTGGCCCAAGATGAAGACCGAGAGAAAGCAGCGGTGCGGTTTGTGCCAAGACAGATGTTTATGAGCTAATCATGGGCAACAGGTTTGCGTCAGGTAAGAATGCAATAGCGGAGTGTGACCGCTGTGGGTTTCGCTACAAGCTAAAGCAACTGAAGAAGGAAGTTGTTAAGACTAAAACTTACAACTTGCTGGTGTGTCCAACCTGCTGGACACCGGATCAACCTCAGTTGCAGTTGGGAATGTACCCGGTAGATGACCCGCAGGGCTTGCGGGAACCGCGCAGGGACTTGAGTTATGTGGTTTCTGGCCTGTTGATAGACGGATACGCAGGCGAAGGCAGCAGGATATTTCAGTGGAACTGGAACCCGGTAGGTGGGTCCAGAGCAAACGATGACGGACTAACACCCAACTATTTGGTGGCAGAATTAGAACTTGGCTCAGTTACAGTAACCTAGGAGTTGATATGGACAAGGCAGACAAGAAGCAAGACAAGAAGATGATCGCAGACATGGTGCATACGCACGAGGGGAAGTTGCACCCCGGCAAACCCAAGACCAAATTTGCCAAAGGCGGCAAGACAGACATGGACATGATGAAGTATGGTCGTGGCATGGCTAAAGTTATGAACCAAAAATCTGGAGGTTAATCATGGCTAAGTTCAGTCAAAAACTTATGGGTAAAGAAGTTGGTTCTGCCGCTGTTTATGCAGAACCTCACACCATGACTGGTGGCAAAGTTAGCATCCAAAGTGCTGGCTATGACGGCGGTGACCGGGGTAAGGTAGGCGACGATAGCGTATCAGTCGGTAATTTCCGAAGCAAAGATTATGCAGGCGTGAAGACCAGCGGAATCAAAGTGCGTGGAACTGGCGCAGCCACTAAAGGCACAATGGCTCGGGGTCCGATGGCATGAACTACAGCGCGTTGGTTTCTGCCGTTTCTTCTTACACCGAGAATACGTTTCCAACGGTGGATATGAATGTGTTTATTACACAGGCAGAGAAACGCATTTACAACGCCGTTCAGATTCCAGCACTACGCAAGAATGTAACGGGTATCACCACCGCAAGTAACAAGTATCTGGCCTGCCCAGATGATTTTCTGTCCTCGTATTCTTTGGCAGCAATAGACCCAACCACGGGTGCTTACACATACCTGCTGAACAAAGATGTAAACTTTATCCGAGAGGCATATCCAAAGCCAACATCGACAGGGTCACCCAAGTTTTACGCCCTGTTTGGCCCTGCTGTGGCTTCTAGTGTTATTACGACGGAACTCACATTCCTTATCGGTCCTACTCCAGATGCCGCCTACAGCATGGAGCTTCATTATTACTACTACCCCGAGTCCATTGTTACGGCCTCGACCACATGGCTCAGTGACAACTATGACCCGGTTCTTTTGTACGGAACGTTGGTTGAAGCCTACACCTACATGAAAGGTGAACAGGACATGGTTGTTTTGTACAACACTAAGTTTGCTGAGGCGTTAACGCAACTCAAACGTCTGGGTGACGGTCTTGAGAGGCAAGATAGTTATAGGAGTGGGCAGGCTAGGATGCCAGTAACATGAGTATTTCCCAAACCCTAACCACATCCTTCAAGCAGCAACTGCTTAAGGCGGTACACGATTTCGACACGGATACCTTCTATATGGCGCTTTACACAGCCAACGCCGATATAGGGGCAGCTACCACCGTTTACACAGCAACGGGGGAGATTACAGGTACTGGCTACACCGCAACGGGTCAGGTGATGACCGGCATCTCGGTCAGTGTCACAGACACCACTGCCTTTGTAAATTTCAGCAATGTCGTCTGGACTACCGGCGCGTTTACAGCACGGGGTGCGCTGATTTACAATGCATCCAAGAGCAACAAATCGGTGGCAGTATTGGACTTTGGAGCGGACAAAACCACTACCACATCGTTCACAGTTGTAATGCCAACCAACTCATCCACCACCGCACTGATAAGACTACCATGATCACAACCACTAAAGGTCTGATGGATGAAGCCCTGCTGGACAAGCGGGAAGGCACCGTAGACAACGACAACGAAACCACGACATGGGTTGAATACTGGTTGGATGGCGAATTGGTACACCGTTCTGCACATGTAGCTCTGAAAAAGTCCATGTTTGCAGGTCTTGAAGCAGCTTCACTAGGATAAATTATGGCGAACACCCAGAGCATGTGTACCTCCTTTTTGGGCCAGTTGCTCAATGGCGGTCACCAATTCGGAACCATCACGCTGACCAGCAGGACTAGCTTGACCGCTCCTACCAAAGACACGTTTAAAGCGGCTCTGTACCTTGTCGGAGCCACAATCAACGCCTCAACCACGGCGTACAGTGCGTCCAATGAAGTCTCTTCAGCCAACTACACGGCGGGTGGGGAAGTTATCACCAACGCCAATGTGCCGGTAGCAACCAATGCTTCAGCCACTGCGGGTGTGGGGTACTGGACGCCTTCGGCAAGCATTGTCTATGGGGCAAGTGCAACACCCGTGACTTTCGCGGCGTTTGATGCGGTGCTGGTCTACAACTCCACGCAGGGCAATACGGCGGTCAGTGTCCACACCTTCAGCAGCCAGACGATCACGGCGGGTGTTTTCACGCTGACCATGCCGACTAGCTCAACGACCACTGCGCTCCTGCGGTTGTCAACAACCTGATGTCATGTCACTTGGCTGGGGCGATGGCGCATGGAGTAGTGACGGATGGGGTGGCACACTTGCCATCACGGGCGTTGCAGCAACGGGAGCCGTTGGGTCAGTCGTAGCGAGTGTCAGTAGTGCCCTATCTGGTGTAGCGGCATCCGGGGCCGTTGGAACAGTTGTAGCTACATCGGCAAGTCCAGAGACAGGGGCAGTTGCCAGCGGGTTTGTCGGGACGGTAGCTCCCAGCTTCTCGGTAGCTTTGACAGGTGTGGCGGCAGAGGGTGCGGTAGGCTTTGTAGTCAATGGTATTTCAATGCCGTTGACAAGCGCAGCGGCATCTGGGGCATCCGGGTCAGTAGCACCCAGCCACTCACTTGCTTTAACAGGTGTGACGGCAACAGGCGCAGTAGAAAGTTTTGGAATTGCTTTTTGGAGTGTGATTGACGACTCGCAAACCCCCGCATGGGGAGTGATAAATGTCCCACAGACCCCCGCATGGGGTGTAATAGCGAATCCGCAGACACCCACTTGGCAAAATATTGCAACGTAGGAGAATTTAATGGCAACAGCAGCAACATCACTTCTTGGTTTGGCACTCCCGGTCACCGGGGAACTATCTGGCACATGGGGCGATACAGTCAATGTATCTATAACCGCTCTGCTAGATACAGCCGTTGCCGGGACAACCACCCTTTCGTCAGACGCTGATGTAACGCTAACAACGACTACGCTGGCAGCAAATCAAGCTCGACAGGCAATTATCCTGTGGACAGCAGGCGGTACAGTTACCCGCACTATCACCGCCCCCGCGCAGAGTAAATCCTACATTGTCATCAACAAAACCAGCAGTTCCCAGAGCATCAAAATTGTCGGGGTTGGCCCCACCACAGGCGTGACCATTGTTGCTGGCACAGCGGCCTTTGTAGTCTGGAACGGCGTTGATTTTGTAACGGCATCAGTGACCTCCACTACGGGTATTCTTCCCGTAGCCAACGGCGGCACAGGCTTGTCATCAGGCACATCCGGTGGTGTCCTAGCCTACACCGCTACGGGTACGCTGGCATCATCCGCTGCACTTGCAGCCAATGCTTTGGTCATCGGTGGCGGGGCTGGCGCGGCTCCAAGCACCACAACCACTGGTACAGGTGTAGTCACGGCTCTAGGGGTCAATGTAGGCACTGCCGGGGCGTTTGTCGTCAACGGCGGCGCACTCGGCACACCCAGCAGCGGCACAGTGACAAACCTGACCGGCACTGCCTCAATCAACATCAACGGCACTGTCGGGGCTACAACGCCTACGACGGGGGCTTTTACTACGGTGACAACAAGCGGTGCAATATCTGAAACAATTGCCAGTGGTAATGCTCAAGCCGTTTTGATACTAAGCGATTTAAATTCTCGACAGGTAGTATTAAGGTCGCCTGACCCTCTTGGAACACAAGCGCAAGTAGGCACTACAACAAGTCACAATCTTGAACTGTTGCGTAATAATGTGGCAATAGCTACAGTCTCCTCCACCGGACTAGCAGTAACCGGTTTGTTGAGTTCTGCGCAAAACAGTGCGGGTCTTGCCGCTCAATTTGTAAATGCAGATACCGTAAATGGTTACGGTGTAAATATTCAAGCAGGGGGAACGTCAGCAACTCGGTATGCCTTGGTCGTTCGTGAACCCGCAGGAACCCAAGATTGGTTCAAGGTTTCTTCAGTAACGGGTGAGGTTGGCAATTCTACATTTGCCCCCGGTGCTCCCGG